CTGAGCTACGAGATGCATCGGGTCCACGTTCTCGAAGCTCAGCTTCTGATCATCGAGGTTGTAGGTCACCTTGAGGATGCCACGCCCGGTCACGAGCATCGTGTCAATCGTCGAGATGATCTCCGTCTGTAGATTTGACCGCTGCTTCAGTTTGTAGTCCATCCACTGACTGGCAGCTGTAGTCAATGCAGCCTGTTGCTGCTTCAACGACACGAATGAGGCGACAGTATCGAGCGCAAACAGCTGCTGAACATAGTAGGGCTTGAGGTTGGTTATGATCGTGTCACTGAGAGGGAAATGGGCATCAGATGCACCGGGCCATGGCTTGTGCTTGCGTCTCAAGCCGTGGTGACGCATTTCGTAGAACTGACGCTGACGAGTTTCCCACGTGGAGCGGTCGCGCAAATCAGCGTAAGTCTTGGAGTATAGCTCCGAGTAATCCATTCAGCCCGAAATGCAATTGTTCGAGGATTTATTCAAACAGAAAAATGTCATTTATCCGCAATCGAACCCACGCCTCGAGTCCGGACTCTCCGTGTCGAGCTCCATCCCAGCGAAGATCTCTTCAATACTGGGCTTGCTGAACCGCTGCATGTAGTCGTGTTCGTGGCCCAGTGCGATGGCCATGCAGACTGCGTCAGCTCTGTCCGGGGAGGATAGCCCTCTGGATCGCATCTCCCCTTTAGTCTCAAGCTCAAGCTTCCCAGCCTTGTTGGCGCGACACCTACGGCTCGTGAGCTGAGCCATGAGCACCTCATCGTCTGGCATGATCAATTCGTTCTTCTCAATCAGACGAGCTGTCTCATACCACATCTCTGCCGCTAGGTTTGTAAACTTATCCGGGTTACGTGGACGGGCTCCAAAGTTGATGCGGTTGACCGGCCAGCCAGCGTCTCGCAACGCGTCTGCCATGGGGCGTCCCAAGCCGCCCTCATCGCAAAACACGTTCTCTGGCTTCAGTCCGGCTTTGGTGAACTCGACCACGAACCGGCCCACACTGGCCATGGTGTCCTTGTCAGTCCATGAGATGATCTTGGTGATCTTGTTGCCCTCACGGATAGCGATGACGTTCTCGTCATTGCCACCAGCGAAGTCTACGCCAGCGATCATTGGTCCGGGCTCCTTGCGAGGTGGCTCCTGTATCGCGCGTTGGTATGCGTCATACGAGATCAGCAGACTCTCATCGCTAGTCTGCATGAACTCTCCGAAGATCATTGACCGGACAAGCGGATGTTCCTCACCCCACTTCTTGACTTGCTGCTCAATCCAAATCTTAGGAATGTGCGGACAGTCGAACGAGGTGACGGTGTGCGTTTTGTAGAGCTCAGTATGCTTGGTGAAGATCTTGTAGAACTCCCCAGAGTTACCACCCGGGCTGGACATCACCAGCATTCGGTTGGGCTGACAACGCTCGATAGCCTCGAAGATGCCGTCCTTAACAGACTTGGCCTCATCGACAATGATCATGAGGTTCTCTGCGTGCCAACCCTCAAACCTACCGGGATCATCCGTTGAGAAACCCACGATGCGAGAGTTGAGTGCCGGGATCTTGAGGTCAGTCTGATTGATCTCGATACCGAAATCTTTGACCTTGGTCGCGAGCGTGCGAATGGTGGGCCACATCTGCTCACGCACCTGACGGTAGACACCGGATGTAGTTACACAGACTGAATCCGGAAACATGAGCGCGTGCCATAGCGCCGCTGGCGCTGCACACATGGCAGTCTTGCCAGATCCGTTTGCGGCTTTCAGCGCAACCCGGACGCCTGACTCGTCCAGATCACCTAAAACCTCTTTCTGCCACTTGTATAACTTTAGACCGAAAACCTCACTGGCAAATCGATCCAAGTGGACCAGCGATCGATCGAGTGCTTTCTTTTGTTTTCCGGTGATTTTCTTCGGGGCTTCATGTATCGGCATTACAGACCAACTCTCAACAACCCTCTCTCGACCTGAGCTAACACAGTGTCGATGGTGGGTGGATTAATGAACAGTGGGGTCTCGGTTATCGTTTGTTGCACGTGCTCGTCGTGGACCAGATCCGCTACCGCATCCAGTGCCTCATCGAGATAGTCATACTCCGCGATGTTTAGGCACGCCTCAGAGTTGAGGTTTTTCATGCCCAGATCGCCGTAGTAAATTGGAATTGTCCCAGCCGCTTTGGCTTCGACCACTTTCTCGGTGTGATACCCGGGATACAGCCGGTTCTCAAACGCGAGATTGTATTTAGTATCGAGCATGGTCAGCCACTTCATCTTGGAGTTGACGTAAGGCTTCCCAAACAAGTTGCCATGCCTTTCGGTCGCAAAGCCCATGGCCTCGAGCTTTTGTGGAAACACATCTCGAAACGGACCACCAGCTGTCCAGAAAGCCGTGAACGACTTTCGCCTTGGTCGCCTTACCGGGATCTGCTCAGTCAGCAGCTTGGGAGGAATTAGAAACTGAGGATAGACACGCATGGCCTCGTTGAACCAATCAACCCATGAGTAGTAGCACGGGAAATACGAATTGGTGTCTGAGTCCTCGTCGTGAGTAAAACTGAAATCCAACTTCGGGTGTGTTGGGCACGGGCTCTCGATAGTGAAGAACCACTTCGCGCAGTCATACAGCTCGTGAGACGAGCCGTTACCAAACGCTTTTGTAACTACAAGGTCTGGGTTGATGTTGTCTAACGTGACGTTTTCCCTAAGCCTAATCAGGCTCTGCCACATCACGTTGTCTCGCTGATGCCAATCGTAGTTTGTGTCTACGAATGCTACCCTCATATCCGAAAGGCTGCGAACTTTCCTAAGTCGTCGCTGAACTTCTCAACTGCCACATGAAAGCCGTGTCCCTCGAGAAACAGTTTCAGTGAATCCATGTTGTATTCCCAGTGGCGTCCTCCTATGTCCTCAAAGCGGTCTGATCGACCGTGGTGATACTCGCCTATGATGGCCCGGACCATGTGCAGACGAGCTGAGGTAAACAGCACCGGGAACTCTGAAGATTCAATATCGATCTTTAGAATATCAATGAAGCCAGTGTCTCTGATGATGTCATCCAAGCCCATGCAACGGACTTCAAGCCCTTGTCCGGTCGCCTCAAACACTCCACCGCCTCCCGTGTTGGATTGGTCGAAGTCATCATGGAAGTAGACGTTCTTAACCGGGCTATTACTCTTCCATACCGCGCAGTTGTGGGCCTCCACGTTTTCGTAGCCATCGACGTTGCTCTGGAGAATTTTAAAGTTCTCTTTCCACGCTTCGTAGGCATAAACGCGCTTGGCTCCACCGTCAGCTGCCATGGTCGTGAAGCCACCAATGTGGGCTCCCAGATCCACGACAACCTTTCCCTTGAAGTCGCGCACACGGTATGTCCGGGCCTCTCCCCAGATACCGTCATCCCACGTGCCCTCTCTAAACACTGGTAGGCTAATACCCATACGGGTGAACTCCGAAATACTGGTTGATGACATCGACGTATCCTTGAACCATTTTGTCGTAAGTGAACTTGTGTGCGTCAGTGGCAGCGACCTTTGCTTTGGCGTAAATCATCTCCGGACGTTTAGCCAGCTGAGCCATGATCTTCGCGCAGCTCTCCACGCTGGGATCACACCATAGCCCTTGCCCCTCGTAGTAGTTGGTTGCCGGGACAAGCTTGTAATCCACTAGAAATGAGTTGCTGTCCTTAGCGTATGCCTCCGGGCCAAACCAAGCTGGCAGCACACTGGGGCGACCAGCGGCCATGCACTCGAGCGGCATGAGCCCGAAGCCCTCGCCCTTACTCATCGACACGTAGCAGTCAATGGACTGATACCACCCACACAGCTCCTCTTTGGGCCACTCGCCTTGATCACAGACAATCCGCTTATCTGTCCATGCCGGGATCGGGTCTTTCGGGTAACACTTGATCCTGAGCTCTACATTCTCGTCGCCATTAGGGAACGCCCGGAGGAACGCCTCAACGACCTCGTCAAAGCCCTTTCTGGGCCAGCCATGACGGCTGATACCGCTCGTGCCAAACACAACTTTCTCACGAGCTGTAAATGGCCCGGGAGTGAACGTCTCTGTATCAATCCCAAATGGCACGCAGTGCATCGATGTCGTTACACCTTGAGCACTGAACGTCATGATATTGGGATTGCTCGGCACGATGACGGCTCGCGAGCTGTTAAGGTTACGTATCCAGCCTTGAGGGATTCGAGTGGTCTCCCACATCGTCGAGTAGATCGTGCGGCTGGGATCGTCCGGGGCTTGCTTGGGTGGATGAATAATGAGGGTAGGAGCGTCCCACTTGGGTTGCCTACTGACAAGACGCTCATACCGCTCGGGCAGACGCGACCAAGCGTCCAAGTTGTATGGGATGACGCACACATCCCAACCACGGTCAACGAGCCCATCGATGATTATCCGTGAGTGAAAATCATAGGAGCTGTTATCGGCCAGCTGACCGCGAATAATGAGTCTCATCGGCTCTGGTGTTTCAGTTCCTCTTAAATGCCTTAAAATCGAAGCCATCGTCTTCCTCTTCCTCGATCTCGGCTTCAACATTGTCCATCACCTCATCGACCAACCCGGCGATGCTGCTGGCAAACATGTCCTCAGCCTCGGTTCCATCGAGGGACATCACCTTGCGGCTGATGATCACTCCGTCATTCCCCTCTTTGATCTTCACCTCGATCTTTATCATCACTCTGCCTTACGTTAGCCGAGGGCTGAGCCTCAAGCTTGGTTTTGTCCTTTCGTTGCCATGGTGGCGTTTTACGAGCTGCTCTGCCTTGCTCACGGCGAGGCAACTTATTCCATTTGGATGCGTCACGGTCTTTCTTAGGACCGAGCATCTGACATGATGGGTTCCGACACTCAACGCGCCCCTTGAGGACCACACGAGCCGGGGAACCGCACGCTACACAATCTCTTACTGTTGGTTTCATAAATCAGTATCTCCATTGCACCTCTGCAGTTTCGTCGCTTCTCATAGCCGTCTTCATTTGCACCTCTGCAGTTTCGTCGTATTACCTCTGCAGTTTCGTCGCACTACCTCTGCAGTTTGGTCGCCCCGTCCCCTTATATTTATAGTATTATTATAGTTCATATTAATATTAGATTAGCTATATAGTAGTAGTTATATATTATTAAAAGGGATGCACTCCTTTGATTCTATAGGCTATTCCGCTAAACCCGTTCTGGGCTCTCCCCAGACACCACACGGAGTGCAATAAATTCTCTCTACACAACCTCGGGAGGCCCATACGGAGTGTCTGTCTCCGGGTTAGCCTCGATCCACCACCAAGCATTCTTCCAGTTGTCAAAGCCCTCATCGTGAGGGTGCAACACCTCATGCCTCTTGAGCCGTTGAGGGATCCCGCTGATACCGAGCCCCCAGAAGTCCTCTCCGGAGGTAGGGAGCTCGTCCAAGACGACTTTCCAGCCGAGGGCCCTAAGATTGATCGTTGTTTCCATGGTCAATGCTCACGAGCTGGGATCTCCACCAGCATGTAGTTAGGATCACTTAGTAAGATCTTGAACGGAGGCTCAGTGGCACAGCCGGTGAGGAAAAGGGCTAATAGGATTCTCATACGCGAGGTTAAAAAGGGGGTGGGGGTGTTGGATTGTTGCTGACTCAAATGGGGCTGGACCCCTCCCCACCACCCCCATCAGCTGTGTTCTGGGTACAGTTATCGCTAAGTTCCTCAGCATCAATAGGCTCAACGACCTTAGCGTCTGATAGCACATCAGTTGTCTGCTTAGAATCGAGGGCTTTTCGTTCCTCGTGGAGCTGGAGCAGTAGCTTGGACGGTCCGTGTTCATGAGCGTGAGACATAGTTCCTTCCACCCTCTTCGTCTGGGCGTATTGCTTCGGATGAACCCTCTCCAGCATAGCCAAAGCCAGCTTAGGATCTCTCTCCATCCCTTTGTGTATCACGTTGAGGTACATGGAGATGTTCACACTCTTGACCTGTTCGCACGCTTCCTCAAAGTCCTGATGTTTTTGCTTCCATTTCGAGAGCGTGCTCGGCGTCACTCCGACAAGATTGCTCGCGTCCTGTTGGCTGTATCCTCCAGCAATCAGCCGTAGGATCATCAGCACATTGTCTCGAGTGTATTTATCATTGGCCGTGACTCCTCTCTTCGTTGCGTCGATGGCTGACTGAGGACACATGCCCTCAATCATGGTCATGTATGGCCTTAAAGCCTCAATTGTCCCTTGAGCTGACGGCTTCTCCAGTTCTTTGCCTGTAGTCTTCTTGCTCATATGCCCTTTAAACGCTCCAGAATGCCTTCTAACGCATTTTTATGTTCAAACCTTATCATCTATCATCTCCATTGTTAAACACAGTTACACGCAAGATTTGATGCGTTTCTGATAAGTCCTCCTCCAGATCTCTAGCCATAGGAAGTTTGGAGAGCGGCGATTGATGACTTCGACGCAGCAGAGCCCATCGCCTTGTTCGTCCAGATCCTTGGCCACGTTGTGCATCATCCAGAGCTCTACCTCCGGGTTGTAGCCGTAGGTGAATGCTCGGTATCCAGCTCGTGAAGCCTCTTCAGCTGAGAGGATTGGTCGTTCGATTCCATTGAGGAGGACTGTGTCTTTCATCGGAGGTTGTAATCAGTGGTGGTCACATCGGTGACGATGCTTTTGTCTCTCAGCATTCGGCTGGCGATTCGTTTGTCCAGTTTCGCCATGCCCATCATCGAGAGGTTGCTTGTGATGATCGTCCATTTGCGTGCTCGCTGTCCAATGAGGTTGTGCAGTTTCTCTACAGTCCAGTCTGACTGCCGTTCTGCCAGCACATCATCGAGCACCAGATATTTCCACTTTGGCATGTCGTTGAGGACTCCGTAGCAGCTCGTATCGGTTTTGGTTTTATCCATGAACCCGGGCCAGTAGATCCATCGAGGTAGGTATTCGGCTCGTGAGCTGAAGTCTTCCCTATGACCTTGAAGCCATTTCCAAAGCCGCTTAGCGATGTGAGTCTTGCCGCATCCAGATGTGCCCAGCATGACCAACCATCGAGGGCTTTTGCCCTCTTTGATCGCTGTCGCCCATTCTGCTGCTGCCTTGACCATGCGTTCAACCTCGTCGTCAACCAGCTCAATCCCGAGCCACTTTGCCCACGTTTGCGAATTCACTGAAGTCGCCGTCATTTGCTGTTCCTGAGTTGCGATTGACCCGAACAGATCCTGAGCCGTTTTTTCCATTGTCTTGTCTATCCTCGTTCCATGGTGAGTTTTGAATCATGTGGAACCATTTGATTGGTTCCCCGTTTTTGTTTCTCCAGAGGTTGTGTCCCTCGTAGTAGTTGAAGAAAGCTTCAGCTCGTGACTCGGGGAGAGAGCGCGAAGCGCAGAAAGCTTTTATCTCATCCAAAGTAGGAGCCCCCTTTAAGCTAGTATTAGCTTTATTAGTCTTAGTAGTTAGTAGCTTAGTAGTATGGTTGACGTTTGCTTGACGATTCGTTGAGCGCTTGCTTGACGATTGCTTAACGTTTGCTTTAGCAATCGTTGACGATTCGTTAACGATTCGTTGAGCACGTGCTTTAGCACTTGCTTGCCCACCAATCCTCCCAGCCTCGCTGCGTTTCTTGGCATACTCGTCGTGATCCTTAGCTGACTTGATCAGCTCTCGGCATTGCACTTGAATCTTTTCCCCATGCCGGATCTCACACACGTTTGCCATCTCGAGATCACTTAGCAGCTCTTCAGCTCGTGAGCACGTGACACCCCATAAACGAGCTATCTGGTCAATACTGGCTTCCAGCTTCCCGGGCTCTCTCTGAGTGCTCATGGCTACCATGAGCTCAAGCCAAGCGCCTTTAGCCTCGAGCGATAGCATCCGGGTAGAGCACGCCCAGTGATCGAAGTAAAATCTGATATATTTCATCACTCTACTTTTCTTGGAGGTTTGCGCTGCTTTGGCTTTGGCAGTGGGAGCCCAGCTGGCCCCATGCCACGCTTTTCCCAGAACTTTGTGAAAGCCTTTGTCCAACCAGTTCCAAGCTCGAGGTCGTAGCTGTAGCCGTACGTGCCGGTGTAGTCCGGCTTTGGAATATCCTCATGCATCTAACTCCTTTGCTGTTTGATAGACGCATTCGTGGTAGGATGTTCTCCACGGTAGGTACTCGCAAAGTCGTTCGCTTAGCTCTAAGTAATATGGCCCCATCTCTCGCCTTTTCTTTAAAGCCACAACTGAAACTCGAGGTGACATGTCGAACTCGTGGGACATCAGCCGAATAAAAGCAGCACGAGCATCAACTATTCTATGCTGCCTCGATTTGCTTCTAATCTCCTCAACCGTCAGCATGTAATTCTCGGCCACTGTCGCCAGTATTCTGTTTATTTTTCGTCTCGGTATATGCATCTTGGATTTTGTCGTAATAGGTTTTTGTGCTGTCGTTGATGATGGTGAGGTCTGCCAGCACATTCTCGACCTCTGTTTCTGATACGTGTGTATCAATCAGGCAGTCAGTCTCTGGGCGACGAATGCGCCAGACTTCTCCACCCATCTTCCGAGCCCACTCGGCCTCGAAAGGAAATCTCAAATCGTCGATCACAATCGTGGCTTGGTAATCAGCCATGGCCTTGATCTGCCTCTCGACTACCTCCACCCAGACCAGCTGACCAAACAGCTGCTTAGCCGCCTCACCCACTGACTGGTAGACTGGCCGGATAATTTCTTTCCGGTCGTCAGCATGATTGCCGAAGATCTTTCGGACCTCAGACTTGATGGCGTCCGCGAATGAGAACCGATAACAGCTCGGCCCAATGATGTGTTGCAGCTGCTCAGCAGCCGTGGTCTTGCCTGACCGTTTCTTCCCACAAAGCGCAATAAGGTGTTTCATAAAATTAGGTAAGGGGGACGCACTCGCGCCCCCCAGCTGACGAGGTTCATCAAGCCTAAATTGAGAATCTTTCTATCATTTCTCATTAATGTCCTCGTCAGTTCGCGGATCTGCGAAATCTCCTCGGACAGCGGCGAAGTGAGTGTTGCGGTCAGTGATGATCAACCACTCACCATTGTCCTCTCGCCACGCCACCGCCCAGTGCTCAGCCCCATACCGCCGCGAATCGTCCTTGGCTTGATTCACAGCGGCACGGAGGTTGAGTTTGTTAGTGCGTTTGACCTCCCAGTGGATCGGCAGATCGGGGCAATGGATGTCTGGGCTCGGAAGACCATCCGGCGTTTTGCCGGAATATTGACTGCCGCGATACGCCGTAAATCCTTCGTCGCGTAACACGCCAGCCCATTCGCGCTCGCCCCGTTTGCCCTTGTCCCGGGAGTTGACCATGATCAAAAGGGAGGCTCGTTCCTCGCGGCTTCCTGACCAGCTTCGACTCGTTTCTGAATCTGAATGGTCAGCTGTTTTTCACCGGTCTCGGACTGGTTCACCCAGCCAGAGAAACTAATGATGTCGCCTTTCTTCAGATCCTCGAGAACCTCGACTTTGCCATTGCCATAGGCTGGCGCGTTTGGGTTCTCTGAGTTGTTTGGAAACATCCGAGCGGATGCCACTTTGAGGTATGTTGATTTTGGTTTTTGCGTAGTTTCCATCATGATGATTTCTTTAGTACTTTGATTGGTTTACCGGGCTCGATGTAATCACCCTCCAGCTGCTGGCCGGTTCTCAGCTGGTGGAGAGCTTGAAGTTGTTTGAGGTCCGGCTTCATGCACCGGAGCAGATCCTCAAGCGACACAGTGTCCTTGAGTGCTTGGTAAGCTTTGACGGGATTCACCTTTGAAGCCCCGGGGCGCATGTAGACCTTGATCCCGGGAACCTCGACGCCAGAATCAACCAGCTCCTTGAGCTTGTCTTTGACTCGGTCATGCATTTTAGCCACGAAGTCTAGGTCGTCTTTAAGGGCTCCTAACTTATCCGGATCACTCCAAGCAGCATCCCAGTCCGTCATCCACACTCGATAGAGTGGATCAAGCGTTTTGGGACACCCCTCGTAGTGCGCGCAGTACTTGCATTGCACGCCTACCTTGCGTTGACCCAGAGCAATGCGATGCAACAGCTCGTCAACCTTGTTAAACACTGCGGCACGAGAAAACTCATAGGTTTTGATGAGCTTGGTGTCCCAATAGACGAAGTGAAGAACGACATCGGTAATCTCGGTCCGCTCTTTTAAAATTGCAGCGGCGTAGCCGATAAGCTGAACCCACTGGTTCTCGTTACCTTGGCCACTCTTTCCGTCAGCGACATGGAGTGTGGTTCCATCGCTTTGCCAGACACAGTCTGCATAGCCCCAGTATTCCGGCTCGTCGTTTTCAACGCGGAGCTCCCACTCGATGTCAGCGCCTTGAGCCAGTTCATCAAGAGCCTCGAGCGCCCACTGAGCGCACGCCATCTCCTCGAAATCGTAGTCCTTTGGCAGATCCTCAGATTTACCCAGCTGCTCCCAATACTTGTGAATGCGTGTCCCTCGTTCAGCTGCTGAGCTGCTCCCGGGCGTGCTCTTAAAATCCGAGCACTCCCAGAGGAATGGCCACGAGCTGCAACCGAATGGGTGATGTTTTCTCTCGTCGCTCATAGGTCAACCGCATTAACAATGCGTTTTGCTGACATAACCTTTGGTCGTGAGACGACACCTCGAGGTGCATTGGGCACTGCTGAGTTGGCGTCATCGTCAGTCTCACTGGCAATACCAAGCATAGAAGCCAGCATGTATCGACGTAGATAGGTCATCACGCTGCCAATCTTCTGGGGATTGCTCCCATCACACGGCATCGACATGGTGCTCCTGACCGTGCTTCCGTTTTTAAAGCCGAGGACCGTGGTCATGTGCACTGTGTTTTGCTCAAACCGTGGAAGCTGCAAAACCGAGAAGCCAGCCTTGTTGTATGCCTTGCCCACTCCGTCAAGAATGTCGTCCAGCGTGGCATAGGGGCCATGGTGGCTTTTGCCCCTCTTAGGCACGGGTTTTAGATCGTTTTGCACGGCACTCATCGCCGCAAAGAGCTCGCCCAAGTCTTTCAAGGAACTCTTCTCGGTATGGTTGGTAGCGGTCTCTGGTGGATTTGCTTTGTCTGTAGTTTCGTTTTGCATTCAGAATACTTGTTCTATCTCGTTTCAGTTTGTCTGCTAGTATGAGTGTTGACTGAAAACCCATCGTCTCACTCAACACATCAATGATTGCCCATCGGGCGAAAAGGCCATCCCAGTGACGGCCCGGAGCCGTGACGCGGTCTGGTTTGATTTGTAGGGTTCGACAAGCCGCTTTCATCGCCAGTTTAAACTGCTTCTCGTAAGTCAGCTCCCGAAGCCCTTGTATGATTTCTGCTCGGTTCATCGCTTCACTCCGGCTGATTGCTCGTCGCTGTATCGGCTTCCAGAGAGGACGCACCCGAAGAGTGCTCCAACCAGAATTGCCGCAAATACGTATTCCATAGTCGTTCTAGTGTTTGGCCTCGGCTTTCCCCGTACCACGCCTCATGGTCGAGCGCCTTAGCGGTTTTATCAGTTATCAATATGTTGGCCATGTGTGTTTACAATGGTTAACATGCGTTTAACATCGCATGTGTAATGTTATAGTTCAAATAGAAATAATCGATGTGATACATTTTGTTGACATTGAGTGTGAGTCGTGCATGATAGGTGTACAGTTGTAACGATTTACAGTGTTATGGGACGCGATCCACACAAGAAAATGATAGGACTCTGGGTGCATGAGGACATGAAGCACGAGCTCTCCTCACTTGCAGCCGAAGAAAACCGGACCACATCAAACTTCATCGAGACGGTGCTCTTGAAGTATTTGAACGAGCGTAAGATTAAGGGTGGGACAAATGCTGTCCAACCAGAGGTATAGTGTCCAAAGGTTTCAGCTTTGATACTCTCGCAAATCGAGCCTTTCTCGGGTGTCCCGGGTAAGGCTCTTGTATTTCCTCTGCCTCGCACCACCCCAGTAACCGGATCTCTGGCCAGCCGGTTGCCAGAACGAATTTGAGCCCGGGCTTCAGCTCTCGAGGCAGCGCGATTAACCGGTCCCCTTTCCGGCTCCATTTGACCTCGATGTCCGGAGGGACATCGGGAACCCCTCTCAGCCCGTAGACCGCTCCGTTCCCCACGTAGATGTTCATGGCCAGCTCTGCTAGGTAAGACACCATACGGTTTCGTATGGCTTGCGACAGGGGCTGTCTGTCGAGCATCGGATTGACAGCAGACCGAGCCCCGGCTTTGGGGTTTTCCAAGACCGTGAGCCACATGTGCATCTGGGTAGCTGGGCTGAACTGTATCCGCATACAAAAAGAGGGACTCGCCCCCGTAAGAGCGAGCCCCTTGATTCCAAGTGCTAGTAACGAAACCTGACACTTCTTTCATGCGAAAGTCTGGTACAGTTAGTCAAGCCAGTATTTAAACCTCGACCGGTTTGGTATAATACATCAAGCCAGTATTCTAATTTCGACCGGTTTGGCTTCAATAAGATCCGCATAATACCGGCTCGTGATCTCCGGACTGTGATGCCCGAGATACTTCTGAGCCGCAAACAAGCCGATCTGAGTGGCCACATTCGCGCCGAAATACTTCCGGAGCTCGTGCAGACTCTTGGAGCCCGTGATGCCCTCTTCTCTAATGATCTTGGCCACGACATCGGGAGCCAACCTGTACCGGTTGGTGTATGCCCCGGGGATGATGTGGGTGTCACCCCTATCAAACTCCCTTAGGTGGGCAACCTGAGCCTCTGAGAGAGGTACTAACCGCGACTTGCCGCTCTTGGGCGTGAAATCCTCGGTCTGCTGAACTCTGATCCCGTTAGACTCAACCCAGCTCCATCGAGCTGCTGCCAGCTCTCCGCGCCTTAGCCCGGCATGTAAGCTAAGGAAATACGCGAGGTAAGCAGCTGGCTGGATTGTCTTCAGCTTCTCGCATCGGCCCACAATGCGGACCATGGATTCTTTTTTGTCGGCTACCGTGTATTGAGGCATCCGCACCGGGATCGGCTTCACCTTTTTGAACTCTGCGATGCAGTCCGGCACGGTGTCGTAAGTCTGAAGCATCCGGTCAGACCAGAACTGACGAGCCGACCTGAGAATGGTGTTCGCAGTGATCGCGGCTGCTGATCGCTTAGCATTGGTGAGACCCTCGAGCCTAACGCGCTGGAACGTGATCGCAGCTGATTTGGTGAAGACATCTTCGACCAATGACCTCTCGTTCTCACCGATTGTTTTGAGGTAAAGCCGGGTCAGTTGGATGGCGCACTTGACCGTGCGCTCGCGGCAATGAATGGCGTTTAATCGAAAATGATCGAATAAATGACTAACCCGGAATTCAGAGTCTTGGGCCTTGATGCGGCTCGTGATTTTCTCGATGCCAACTTCTAGCGCAAGCTTGCGATCAGATGTGCCGGTCGAGACTACGTGAGTTGTGCCCAGATGGGTTTTCTTGGCGTAGATCTTATTTCCACGCCGGAATAGGGTAACTGAGGGTGACGGTTTCATAGGTATTGCTACAGAAACCGTGACCGAGAAAGAAGTGGTACACCCGTAGGGAGTCGAACCCCAAACCTTCTGATCCGTAGTCAGCGGTTTCTGCAATGGAAGTTATACGTACGATGCTCAATCGGTGTCAACAGATATCTCTTTTACCGCTGACGCTTTGACCTTGCCCCGGGCTTTACTGCCATCAAACGGGTCGAGATTCTCCCCTAGCCCATTAGTCGCTATGACGGACTTTCGATGCTCACGAGCCGCATCTCGGCACGTATAAATGCAGACTAGATTTGCCGTGCCTTTCTGATATGTGACCTCGTAGGCTTTCATGCTACTTTTTGTGGCTCCCACTTGGCGTTTTTCCGGCGATTGTCATCAGCCCACAAGGGTTGAAGATTGCTATGATGAAAGCATTTTTTCTGTTCGCTAAGCTTGGTTAGGTCAAATGAAGCGCACGGCCTGATATGGTCGATATGTATCTCTCCGGCCATGAGCTTCTTGTATGTCATCCCCGACTTAAACTGCGACTTAAACTGCTCGATGAGCTCGTCAATCGAACACCCTAGCAGCTCTTCAGTTTTCATTGACACACTTATGCGTGATCCGCTCCTGACTACAGCTGTCCTAATCCTGTTCCTTAGCCGAACTGAAACCCGGAAGCCCAAATCACTGTTCAGCTTCTGTTGTCTCCACTTGCGAATCCTTGCTTTTACCTCTGGCTTTTTTCGACGAGCAAGCACCTCACTTCGATTGGCTAAATAGTTTTGACTTGCCAAAGCTTTCATCTCGTCTCGCCTTTCCGCGTATCGCTTCCGTAGGTATGCCTTTTTCTTTTCGTGCCACTCGGGGTCAGTTCTTCTCCTTTGCTTGCAGTAATTACGATTCCGTTTCTTCTCGCTAATTTTGCGACACTCTTTGCACGTGTTGTACCGGTATGGCTTGACACTAAAGCTAAAGTCTTCAATCGGCTTTGCTTCAGCACACTCTCTGCATGTTCGCGTCTCACTCACCGCAACACCTCCAGCTTGACCTCGATCAGCCCAGCGTCCGTGTGCGCCAGCTTGGCAAATGCTCCCCGACTCAAGTCGATGATGCGCCCCTCAATGAAAGGCCCACGGTCATTGATAATTACCACAACTGACCGGGCTCCCAAAGTGCATTTAACCTTAGTGCCAAACGGGAGCTCGCGGTGAGCCGCTGTCATGGCCTCCGGATCGAACAGCTCGCCTGACGCGGTAGGCTTCCCCCGATAGCGTTCGCCATACCAGCTGGCAACCCCAGAAACACCCCTTAGATCCTTTGGGGTGTTTGCGAATAAGCTTGCACCGATTGCGATGAGCAGTGTGAGGGTAAGCCACTTCATGCTTCACCTCCGCTCCACTTTTTGATCCATCTTGTGTGTTCAGCTCGGAACCTCTTTGGGACTTTCACGCCGTCATCAAATGCTTCGGGAAGCACTCCGGATTCAACGTAGGCCCAGCTCGTGTCGACAACTCCATCCCAATCGTTGTATTGATACCTAACGAGCACTACCTTCAATGTCACCCCATCCCTAAGAGGAGTGTCGCTAGGCGGCTTACCTAGCCGGTCTAATTTGTCTTGAAAATCGTGATCTAAAATTTCACCATCACGCCAAGACTCTATGTCCCATTCATAGAGAACTTTGTTTCTCATGCTTCACCTCCCACAACAGAAAACACACGGATGGCTTCCTCGATGATTCCCCTCATTGCCTTGCTTCGGTAAGCCTCACGCGCCTCGAACAGTGAATTGAACCTACGCCCCAAACCGCGCCAAGCCCGGTGGCTTGCGTTGCTTGTGTTGCATACCCAGACACCCAGTGATGAGACCCAGACAGATGCGGTAACCTTACCGGCTGAAGCTTCCAAACGCTTGTTGGTCTCGGTGATCTCTTTGCTTGTTATCAGAATTTCGCTCATTTCGTTCTTTCTGTTGTGAGGCTTCCCTCGTTACGTGAGTTAACTTATGTTAAACACACTATGATGTCAACAGTTATCAACAAGAAATGTTTAACACTGGTAATAAAAAACCGGAGGCTTTTGACCTCCGGCTTTGCTTGGAATGTTTGATTGGTTATTCGACCAGCTTCTTGCCCTGAGCGGCCAACCTAACCCGGGCGCGTCTGTCTGCCTCTAAAAGCATACGCTCGTCCTCTTCCGGGTCGTATCCCGGGTCGTAGTTGTCCATGGGCATACCGCCTGTAGCGATGTCGTCTGGTCCTAAGATATCGTCCTCATTCATGACTGAATTCTCCTCGGTCAAGTGTGACTTTGTTTCTGGTCTTACCGTTTAGGCCCTCTGTGAAGTATGTCCCAGAATTGATGATCGACAAGACTGAATCTGGGTTGATGCTTTTGTGGTCCACGAGCTCAGCGATGTCTTTGGTGAGACCCAGTGAGCTATGCCCCACGGCTTCATTCTTGATCGCGTTCCACCCTATCCAGTGCATTCCACCCACGTTAGCGTGTCTGCCTAGCAGCTGCTGGAGATCGGTGCTGTTCTGGATCGCGTAGTTGATCAACGCCTCAATGCCCTCGTAGTAAGCCAGACTGAACGAGCTGCTCCCAGACTCGATGGCCCCATACGTGCCGTAGATGCCGTTGGGATCTTCTGGAGTCGTACCGCTTAACCCGTAGTCGAAGTATTCTTTCGGGCTGTTGGCCGGATAGCCGTTTCGCTGCAATCGGTTCATGAGCATCGGCAAGTTGTATTCGACATACTTCCACCGATCCATGATGACTCCCGGGGTTCCGAACGTGAGCCCGATAAACCTCTGCACCTTATTCTTGATTCCCATGGAGCCGTTCTCATTTACAAGCTTCCAGAACGCTCGGCCCATTTCAGTGGAGTCCTTGTCAACGTGGTAAGCGTCAGACATCTGATCCCACTTACCGTTGAGGTTTTGCAGCATCGAGTGGAACGCGTTCGCATTGGCCTTTGAGTTGTTTCCGAAGCCACCAGTGCCGCTCGCAGTTCCTTTGAACGCACGATTGACGATACTCTTCCACCCATCCTTGCTGATGTTGTAGTTGCCATCAATGCTTGACTGAATTGCCTCAAGCACTGGCCGGTTGGATACCAGTCTTAGCCACCCAGCCTCTTGATGCACTGGGGGAAGCATCCTAGAGAGAATGCCCCATAGATGATGCATGGCAGTGATCATCGGTGGTGGCGTATCTCCTATGACTCTCCTCATCTCGACTGTGCTATCGAGTCCCTCCATTGCTGCATCGATTGTGCCCGGTGCAGTAAGATCTTCATGGTAACCTCCCGTTACTAGATCCACATACTGTTTAGGATTGTTTAACAGTGGGGCCAAACCAGATGGAGGAACAAGCAGATCACCGTATGCTCCAGCTCGCGTCATGTATTCCACGTAGCCAGTGGTGTCCAAAAACGCCCCAATGTCTCCGGCCAAGAATTCCTTAGCCCGGTCCAACCTATCGTAGAACTGTTCCGGCTGAGTGATGTTCTTTGCGCCGGGTGCTTTGCGAGGTTTCTTCGACACGATCATGTCAAAGCCTCGGCGTGAATTCAGTCGAGTGGATGACAGCTTTGGTTTCTTCTTACCTTTCTTGTCCAGCTTGAAGTTCCCGTCATCGTCCAACTGGTAGTGGTAGTCATTTGTTTTGACCCCATCGACAGTCTGATTGGTCTTCTGCCAGATTTTAGAGAACAAGACTTGATTGACTGAGTATTCAGCTCGCGTCTTGGTTGCAGCCGCTGGCTTGTGCTGCTTGCGCTGGTTGGGGATCGACTCATCAATGATCGCCACATCCTTTTTGATTGGCGGCTCGAATCGGACATACGGATCTAGCCCGGAGTCCACGACTTGAGCTTTGGCAGCTCGCTGCAACGCAGCCGCCTCATCGTAATCCTCGAAGACCGGATACTTGTCACGAGCTTCCGCGTATTTCTCCGGAGCTGGTGGCAGCACGTTATTAGGGTCACGCACCATGAGCACCACATCCGGCTCGCCAGCCAGATCGTATGGCCAGTTCTTGGGAGCGTAGTCCCGGTTGAACGGGACACGTGCTATGGGCTTGAACCCAAACTGCGCGTATAGGTTTGGAAGAAACCCATTGATGTCAAACGCATCAAGGGTGGTAGAGATCTCGGAAGCATCCCGAAGAATGCTCTGCATCTCCTCTCTGCTGGCAGAGGCTTGAGGATGCTTAAAGACGGAGACCAAGTCTCCGGTAGCCGTTACGGCTGTTCCGGCGAGCCCGTCGTCTGCGAGGTAGAGGGCTGTGTCTGGGTCTCGGTAGAAGCTGAGGTCTTTGACTTCGACTGCTGCCCCGAGAGGGTGTTCACGAGCCGTCCGTCCGAGTCCATCGTGAAACCGAAGTCCTCCGGTTTTAGGGTCAGTGCTGAACTGGCTGCTTGGTAAACCTGTGTCAGGTCTTTCATCTGGATTTACGGTATTGAGTTGATCGGGCCGTGTCAAACCCGGTTCGTATTTGTTCTGCTGAATGTCAATGCGACCCTGAGTGCTGAGGGGCATTTTCTCCAGCTGTGACTGAGCGATGTCGTTGATCGCATCAACGCGCCTTGAGCGGATCAAGTTGTCTTGACGATCCGGGTTCAAGTGTTCCAGCAGAATGCGCTGGCGTTCTGCGTTGTTACGGAACTGGATGTCTTTCTTTTTAAAACCGAAAAACGCGGACAGCACATTGGCTTTACGCTTTGCTGTCGCCTCATCACCAAGACCCTTGAGCACTCCGAGCTCAGCATCGGGCCTAGCGATGTTGTTCATGTACTGAATGAGATCCTTGTCGAACGCAGCTCGTGTGGCTTGGGCATCGCCGTCCACTCCCCACTGCTTGAGGATAGCTCCGCGCCGCTTAGGATCGCGCATGATGCGGACATACTTCTCGGACAAGTGCCCGAGGTCCACGGTGTTCATGAGCATGTTCCCGGCCTTAGTGATGTAGAAGCCAAACGGAATGACAGTCCTAAGCGAGCTCCCGACAGCGGATGAGTATTGAGCTCCGGTCTTTCCTTTTGGGACAAGCCTTGCGTTGTAGTCTAGGATGATGGGCTCACCCTTACGCACTGACTCGTTGATGTATTCAAGCAGCTCAAGTTGCGACTGAGGAAACAACCACCGGGGAGCGTTGCGAAATTTCTTCATGGCCTCCTCTGGGATGTAGTCACCAGAGATAGTGCCAGTCTCCTCGTCATAGTTCATCGGCCTCTTGTTGCCGAACCCGGCGTCTGGCCGGTATGACTGATCTTGGAAAACGGTCCGAGCAAAGTTCTTTCTGAGGTTCTCCTTTTTCCTCAGCTCTTTCTGATTCTTCTCAATGACTAGCTTGCCACGTGAGTCGAACTGGTAGTTCCCGTTCTCGTCGAGCTTTGCCACCATCAAGTTCTTTGGCACGTTGTCGCGAGTCAACGTGCTCAGATCAATCGTGTTGCCAGACTCGTTCTCTCCGATATCACCTCGTATGACTTTTCCGTCATCATCAAACCGAAGCCGCTGCTGAAACTTGATTAGCCCGTTGATGGCTGATGTCAGCTGGGGATCACCGTAGTCGATTGCCTTGCCGCTTCGGTCAACGTAGTTCTGAGAAAGCAGCTTGGGATCACCAGTGGCCCCCATGAATGTGGCCAACAGATTGCCCAGTCGCCCCATGGGCTTAGCCAGCTTGGATGCGTCAGCGTTAAGATCAGCTCGCGTAACGTAGAGCGGATCTTTATCCATGAGGAACGCTTCCCAGATGTCGGACATGATCTCGTCCTTAATCCGGGCGTGCTGCCAGTATTTAGGGTCAGCCTCTGGAGTTCCTTGAGCGTAGTTATCGGCTAGTGACTTATCAAAGCCGCGCACACGCATCTCAGTTTGCTGATCAAACCGGCGCATGTAGTCGTTGTAAAACTTGTCCAGATCATCAGCGGAAAACTTCTTCTCTATATATTCCGAGATGGGCCGGAAGTAGTCTTGCAGCACATCTAGTTTTCCGAGGCCGTGAATGCCCTCGTGAATGATTGTGCTCGGGGACATTGCAGACACATTCACCAGTGCTATGGGTCTGCCTCCACTGTTTCTAGTGTTTAGGAACTGAACACCTCGAGTCTCGCTGACAAGCTTATCAGCTGCACTGTTCTTGGTGATCTTCTCGATGTATGGCGTGACACTATCAAGGTTAATGTTGTCAGCCAGTCCCTCACTCTTCAGATACTCGTAAACGGACTCAAAGTTCTTGCCATCCGTGTAAACAAAGTTGATGTCAGCTTCCCCAGTAGAGGCCGTGATAAGCTGCTGAGCCCATCGCTCGAATACTGACCACCTAGCGATCTCGGAGTTGGTGAAGCCACGTTCCTTGATGGCCTCTTGAATTTCTGGAGACTGATTGAGTAGCCACCTGTTTGCGGCTGCATCGAGGTCACGTTGGCGACCCCAAGCAGCTTGATCATACGAGCCTTGACCAAAGGCAACCATGGCTGAACCAATGACGCCTTGAGCCATCATCTCTTCGTCCATGGTGAATGCGGTCAACGCGCCGCCACCAATCGCACCGCCTATAGCACGCTTGGTCCCAGCCACCACGGTCTTGGTTGGCTTGGCCATCATACGCATGGCCGGAGATATCCACGGGTATTTCGTGAACACACCGTGCCCAATCCACTCAGCCAGCTGGCGGTTCTTTGGATCTACAAAAGTATCCCGGGAAATAGATAGGAAGACATTCTCATCGGTCTGCTTCCCAATGTTTCGCTTGAGACCAGCAGCCATGTCAGCGATGCGGCGTAAGCCCTCACGAGCCATGCCCACGCTCTTGTCTACATCGTCCAGCACTGGCAGCTTGGCTAGAGGAGCTGTCGACTCAGCGGCCCCCTCAGCGACCTCCTCGGCTGCTTTTGCGCCTTTGGACACTTGCCCTGACACTCCCTCAATGAGCTCGCTGCCAGCGCCCTTACCGGCAATGTTTTTTCCCAGCTTTGCACCGAGTCTAAACTCTCCGGAGAAGTAGCTCGCAAAGTTAGCCACTCGGTCATTGACCAGTGACTGTGCGTAGTCGTTTGTGATGTAAGCTTCCTCGACGCGGTCTTGGGCATCGGAGAGCTCTTCCGGAGTCATCTCCTCGATCGGCTTAGTGCCTATAGCACTGAGCCCTAAAGCCACATCACCAATCAGTGTGCCTTTGCCCTCGGCATACCTCAGCTGGTCAGACAGTGCCCGGTTAAGGGATCTGAATTTGCGTCGAGCTGAGTCTTTTTCTTCCGGGGTATAAGACGACCACTTCTTGCGCTTGGGCTGCATCCCGTAGTCCTTAATGGACGTTGGGCGGTTGTTGTCCCGTAAGCTGATTGAGTTAGCAAACCCGATTGATTTAGCCAGCGCCTGTAGCTCGGTGTATCCACGGCCAAGCCCCTCAGCAGCTGATACTGCAAAGCTCTCGTCCTTGTCGTCCTTGAAGTAACCGGGCATGGCTCCCGGGCCAGCAGACACTCCAGTGGGCACAAAGTCTTTGTCCGCGTCTATCGCCTCGATAACGGAATCAACAGCACTGCCACCAAAGTCCTTAATCATTGGCACGATGCCCTCAACAATCTCGTCAGCCAGTCTGCTAGGATCGAAGTCGCGCTCGACAGCATACTCGAGGAACGTGTCAATCTGCTCCTCACTGTATGGCCTCCCGGGATTCTGCTTCATCGCGTAAAACAGAGTCTCTGGGTTCTCAGTGCTGAACCGGTCAACGATATCACCCTCGGACAGCTCATACCCTCCAGCGCCATCTAAGGGCTGAAAAGGTATCACCTGATCCGGTGTCAGCTTAAAACCACCGGAACTGTTTTCTCCCGGGTTAGATATGACTTGGTCTGGAGACAGTATGAACTGATTTTGAGCCATGCTTATTCTTCAGCGTTGGGATTGTATTCCTTGAGTGTTTTGGCTTTGCCCACATCGAAGCCGCCAGTGTCTGGGTTCCACACCTTGTAAGTATCCCCAGCCCTAAGCACCCCGTTCTGAATGTCTTGATACAAGTTGCGCTGAGCCGAGTCCATTGACCGGTAGACCATGTATGGAGCGTTTGAGAACTGCTTGAACTGGCCAGCATACTGCGACACGTTGTAACCCTCCTCAGCCAGTGCCTCTAACTTGCGGCGATTGGCTCGAGCGATAAGCGCCTTAGTATGCTCCATGATCCTCTTGTTGGCGTCTGGCGTCTGAGCCAGTGAGGCCACGGTCTTGCGGTAGTTCTCAATGTCAGCATCAGTAAGCACACCCACCTCACCAAACACACCACGTGCAAGCTTTGGAATGAGTTGCTGCACTGAGGCCTTGAAGTCAGATAGCGATGTGTCTTGCAGCGAGAACTTGAGGATGTTGTCCGCAAGCCATCCTATGCCAGCGCCCGTTGGCACATCTAAATCGTTCAACGCTCTCTCGACATTCACAAGCAGCCCCATAGCCGTGAACGAGTCGTCGATCTCTGTCCTCTGAGTGTTGGCCAATGCTCCACCAGTCTCTCTCGTTGACTCGAGCATCTGAATGGTGTCTCCGGTTCGATCTACCTTTTTGCGAGCGTAAAGCAATCCACGTTGTTCAGCTGGCATACTGTCCATCATGGCTTGTTCCATGGCCATGCCTTTGAGCGAAGTGTTGGCCTTGCCTAAGTCAGCCTCAGATAGATTCATGGCTGAACCATCGATGCCAATTGATTCCCACGTGAGGTCATTCTTGTCTAACGCATCATCCACAGCTTTCCACCGCTTGTAACCCATGATGCGGCTTACACCTTGAGGTGTCGTGGGGTCCGCATTGATCCCGTGATAAGACCACATGTCGTTGGCAAGTGTGCCGAGCTCTTTGTCACGAGCTGCTTTTTGCATTTGCCCAATGTTGCCTCTCCGCTCCGCGTAGTTAGCTGCCTTGACGTTGTGGATGTTCTGAAAGCTTTCTAGCACATCCGGGTCCGTCATCATGGGGCGATACTCAGCGTAGAGACTGGTGTAGCCATCGATGTCATCTGGGTCGAGTGCCTTAGCTTGTTCATTGAACTTAACCAATGCGGCCTTACTGGCGAAACGTTCAACCTCTGCACGCTTTACAACCTCACGCTCCATTTCCATCTGGCGTTTGATGGTCTGAAGCTGAAGTCCTTGGACCTCATCTTGAATCTTCGCTCGCTTCTCAGCTTTTTCATCCATCTCGGCTTGCCGCGCTTCTTGGCGACGAGCTCGTGCGTCTGCCCTTAGTTGAGCTGTTATGTTTATCCCCGAATTAAATCCAGATGCGAAACTCATATTAGTTGCCTCCTCCCCAAGCGTTGCCGAACCCTTTCATGAAATCGCTGCTACTAGTGCTCATCATGTTTCCAAAGCCACCCATCACGCCGGATGTGACCGCTCCACCTACAGCTCCTAGCACCGTGTTCCATGGATTATTCTGAGCCTTAGCGATGGCGTTCTGGCTCTGCTGCTGGTAGCTGTTCATGGCGAACTGAGTGCCCATCTGACCAGCGTTAGGATTCAGTCCCATGCCTTGCTGGATTCCCATCGGGTTGAAAGCAGCTGCACCTTGTTGGGCTCCACTGATTGCACCGAACTGGGCTACCGGGGTAACACCGCTCAAGAAGCTGGCTGCGTTGGCTAGGCGCTGCTGTCTCAAACGTATGCCAGCATCACCCAGAGCGAATGCCTCAGCTTGCCCAGCTGCATCCCCGAGGATGTTGCCTCGGGCTGCTTGGGCTCCTCGAACGTTTTGCTCCACTTGAGATTGAAGCTCGGACCCTAATCCGTAACCGGCTTCAAGATCCCTGACGGCTTCCTCTCCCAGCATTTTGCGAACTTTGGTTCCTAGAGGATCAGACAGCTCCAGTTCTTTCATTCGCTGTGTGATGAACCGTTCCCCGAATTTCTCTTGCGTGGAGATCTGAGCCTCAGCCAGCGTATCTGCTGATTCAGCCAGAAACTCGAGCTGCTGCCGGGTTTGATCAATGTCACCGTAACCTCCAAAGTCCACCGTCTTCGTATTGCCATCAGCGTCTGTGTAAGTTGCCGTTGTTCCCATGCGAGCTGCTGCCTCGATGAGTTTCCTCACAGGCAGCGTCTCAATGTCCGCTTCTATGGCTTCCCGATTTGCTGCTGCGTAATCGGGTGGTGGTGGTGTCTTTGGTGATGACATAGAAATCTCCTGAGTTGGTTATACGTGTATTTGCGTATTCTGTTTTTACGGTGAGCCCAGTACGTCAGCTCGCCAGCGTTAGGTGTTGATCGTTTAAATATGTCGAGCATGTGCGAAGCCGAGACACCATCCCTCGACACCAGCTCATGAATGTAGACATCGCTTCCGCTCGGATCGGTCTGATTCCAGAACACGGCTTGAATGTCCCCGTCAAAGTCCTTGATCTGTTTGTGAGTCGAAAAGCTCGTGATCTCACCAGCTGACTCTGTGACCATGAGTGTTCCATCGTTGGCGTGAAACGTGAGGTGCGTGGCGATCTCTTCATCGCTCCAGTCGCTGAATACATTTCCGTGCCCGTGCTCATGTGCAAACCGTATGACATCGGCAATCTTCACTTCTGACTGTCCATGGTCTCCAGATAGGCTCCCATGTTCACATACCGCATCGCGATGTAGCGTTGCTCTGCTTCAGTGAGCCCAGCCTCTGCTAGTTGCTCGCTAGTACAGCTCGTGACCCTTACTTGAAACTCACGCCCAGTGTCATTGCCAAGTAGACTCAAGTTGTGGCGAATCACCCCGGGAGTGCCGAGCACTGATGGCAGCGTAAAGTCCAGAGTGAGGTCGCCAGTCCCAGTAGCCAGCAGCTTGCCGCTGTCTATGCTCGATGGATCTAGGCCATCGACAATGAGCTCGACGTTGACTCGTGCCTTTGACTTAAAAAACTCCAGCTCAGCAAAGTCGCACTGCTTGGGGCTAACTGGATCATTGAACGTCATTGCCCGGGTAACGATCTCAAATGGAACCGGCTGAAATGTTCCGTCGAGGTTATCCGTGAAATCGTTCTCCGTTGTCGCGTCTTCATCGATGTGATCGCGGAGGTAGATGATGTTGTTGTGAGTAGTGTCTGGCCACACGAGCCGTCTGCGTTCACCCAGCGGCTCATAGATCTCAAACATCGACGGCTTCCACCCAGTCCAGATCCCGGCCCATGACTTTGTGTTGGTGTCGTAAACGATAGTGACGTTTGGAACCGTGCTGTTGAGGTAAGGCACGGTGAGCATGTAGCGACCACGCCAAAAAGCGGCGCACGACTTGCCAGCATACGACCAGTTAATTTTCTCGATGATGTCTTGAATCGGCAGAGACAGAGGATCGCTTGTTCCGATCTGGTCTTGCTGGAAAGCTGTGCCTACAGAGCGAATGCCATCACGAGAGAGGAAAAGAATGTCGTCGCCCACGCGCACAGCTGACTTCTCAGCCAAACATCCCACACGATCCGACACGAGCTGACTCTGGTAGTTGGCTACCGTTTCAGCTGGGCTCGCGTTCACGATGTGTATGCTGTTCTCTTTCAGAACTGCTATACGAAAGTCCTTAAACGGCACGATAGAAACGATCTTATCAGATCTACCATCGCCAATACGCATTGAGCTGGCAGTTTCAAAGATGTCGGTGGCCGGATCATCAGCGGCAGCAGCGTTTGGGAGAATCTTAGAGAAATGCAGCTCGTCAATGCCGTTGGCGCAAACAAGTCTGAACTGATGAGCAGTGAGGCATCTTACGTTCTCCGGGGAGTCAGTGTCAGCAATCTCAACAGCAACGTCATAACTAACAATGCTGTCCACATCATCCCAAATACTATCCCCATTATCATCAACCAGAATATCCTCGGTTCCGGTTTGTCGGATAACGAGTATGTCTCCCGATCCGTCTGTGAAGTAAACCGCTCCATTGATCTCAGTTGCACTGCATTTGTGTGGCTCCGCGCTGGCGTCATACTCTGCATCAAATAGCATCCCAGTGCCCGTCTCTGCATGAAGATAGACGTTGCCGTCAGCGAAGATCATCAAGCCGTAATCCCAGATAGAGATACGGAGAGAGATGATAGCGTGAATGACACCGTAAGTGTCAGTCGCTAGGTAATGGCCACCACGACGAGATTTGGTGATGCCAGAGGTAGAGAGCTCGACGTTCTTTAAGAATGACGCCGCTTGAGGCGGTATGGTCGATGCACGCCCATAGGAATTGACACCGCCAATGAGCGGCTGAGAGTCAAATACCAAAGGGTCATCTGTTCCGTCATTGAAGTGAACCGGCATCTTTAGAATATGAAGTCATCCCGGTCGTATCCTCCGTCCGGGTTGGGTTGCAACACACTCACAGCTCCAGACTGGCCGCGCTCAAGATCACGCACGACATCCAACAGACTGGAGGCTTCCCCATACTTGATCTGCGCTTTCGCAAACTGGCGACTACGCTCTAACATGTCGCCCTCGGCGTAAGCGATCAGTGCATTGTCGATACCTCTGATCTGAGGCTCGTCATTATCGTTGCGGAGAGGTCGTAGGCGCTTCTTGCCCACAACAATCAAGTTCACATCTTCCCCAACAACGTACTCGGGCACGAGGTTCATTCGCAGCCTACACAAGCTGAAGCGTGTTTCTTCCGCTGGGATGGTGTGTGTGATCGCCCCGTTTGAGATGCGGACATAACCAGAAGTCACTGGCTTGCTGACGTAGTGGACTTCATCGAACTCGACCGAGCCGTAGTATGATGTGTTGCTTAGCGTGAGAGTCTCGCTGACTGGGCGTCCATCTCGGATGCCTTTAAAGTAGACTTTGACGCCATCATCAGCCGAGCTGGAGTAAAGCCTTAGCATTACCCGGAACGGATCTGATGAAGTGGACTTACCGAAAGCTATGGGCTCGATCTCTGTGTAGCTCGCTGGAGTGCCCTCGCTGAACAATGCCTCTGGCTGAATACGGACGATGGCTTGCAGATCTCGGCAAGACATCAGAGCTGTCTCATACAGCACGTTGATCGGGCGAGCGATCTCGTAAGGGAGAGTCAGCTCTTGCTCATACACGGAAGTCGTGGACCCAACGGTGTATGGGTTGTCGTCAGTCGTGTCCTTTGTTGGCAGCGTGAACTGTTCGATCTTGATGCTGTCTTTCCATAGACCCGTGTCGTAGATCATCTCGTGGCGCTGACGGATGAAGTCCTTACAGATTGCCACGGAAGTGCTATCGGTCTTGCCAACCTTTTTACACACGAAGTCTGCTATTGAGGAAAGTGTCATGCCCAAGCGTAAACTTTAAGTTTAAATTTACCTCCAGAAGCATCAGGCATATCGATAATGTTCCTGAGTGATTTATGCTGGATTGCCAACTTGGAAATGTTTGTGCCTCCAGACACCGTGATTGAGTCTTCAAACCGAATGTCAATGCTTGAAGAGTCGCTAGTTGTCGTGAAAGCCGGGAAATTAAAACTTGTTGAAAAGTAGTAAAGGTTGTGTCCCTCAACTTCGTCGCCAGTCACATACCCAGTATTAATGTCTGATGATATGCAAACAGCAACAACTCGAACCAGTCTTGGCACACCGGATAGACCGTGAGTAAAGGTCACCACCCCACTCTCGCTGGATATGATTGTCGTGAGATCGCTGGTGGATGTGGCAGAGTAGTAGTTTGATCCAGAAGATGGGATTTGACCTCCTCCAAATGCCGTATCCAGACTGGATTTAGTGATTTTTTTAGGCGTGCCAGCATCCAGCACAAGAAACTCGTCAGCGTCTGCGATGTCTGAAGCTGACAAAGCTGTGAGGCCGTTTACGGTTTTGTACAGATCTTGTATTTCAAGGCGCTTGTTAACCCCATACACCACTGACTTAGCAAAAAGTAGGTCCACTGGGTAAGGAGCCTCGAGCTTGTCATGATCACTGATCATTGCAGAGCTTACTCCAGATGCACCGAGCGTTGTGAATGAGGGAGCCGTCTCTGCACCTCCGCTCACGAGCACCGTGCCACTAGCGCCCACGTTCAGCGTGGTGAGGTCTCCAGTGGAATCAGTCTGAACCAAGTAACCCTCGGTAGTCTGGCCGGACTCAACCGATCCAAGGCTCACAGCCCCCGAAGTGATGTGGTTACTCGTGATGGCTCCATCTGCAATGTGACGCGAGTCAATCGCATCATCTTGGATCATCGCAGAAGTGATGGTATCCGAACTGATGGTCGCATCGTTGACCATCGAGTTGAGCTTTGCCGCTGTGACGGTATCTCCGTCACTGAATACGTGTCCGGTGGTGAGTCCCATTAGATCAGATCTAGTAGTTTGCGGATCATGCCAAACGTGCCTTTGACTTTCTGATCCTTAACGATGCCTTTGATGATCGGGCTGACATCGATGTTGTTTTTCTTGAGCTCTTCCTTGAACTGGTTCCCGGCATCGAGAGCACTGATGGTTGCCAGCTTGTAATGTCTGCCACGTATTGCGGCTGTGACCGCTAGGGCTGAAGTCAGAACAAACGTGATTAGTGATCCTAGAGGGAAGCCCAGCTCTTGAGGCAACTCAGCAACAGCTTCAGCTTTGCGGCGAACAACCCAGTTCGTCTGAGTTGTCACCATTTCAATCGGGCCAACTGGAGTGTTGACCGTATTGGTGCGGCTCGTGACTACTGGCTCATGAACGATGTCTGAGAGTTTCTCGAGCTGTTGACAGCCAGAGAACACGACAATCGCAGCTGCTAGGAATCCTATTTCAATCAAGTGTTTCATTTTTATTCGACTTCTTATTCTTGTAGTCCCGGTATGCGCTTAGGCACTTGAATATGGTGTATGTCAATGTCGCCAGTGCTATGCAGACTCTGAGGACTGAATCCAGCTGGGACATCGTCACCGTCACGCCCAGCATCGACACCATCCCCACCTTTGCGTGCTCTGCCCACGTGTCCACTGACTCACCTACTAAGCCCAGACTCTCCGGGGTGTTGCTGGTGTTGGCGCGACGAGAAACCCATACAGCGGCACAGCGTTCTCGCCCTCGAGGCATCGCAGATTTACGTGCCAGCCCGGCTGCGCCACTGGTGCTTCAATCTGGTTCCCCTCCTCGTCCCAGCTTCCGCCGGTGTAGATCACACCGAGGGTGTCGATGTTACGGAACAGAGGACGTGATTCAGTCTCCGTCACAACTGGGTTCTCCGGATCGGTATTGTCCCAAGCGGTTGGAACCTCCTCGTAGAGGTAGGCCTTAGCCTGTGCCTCATCGTCGAATTTCAGCATTAAATCGGTGTAGTGCATATCGAATGATTGAGTGTCAGTTGTTAGGAGGTGAGGGCTTGGAGGTTGGTTGAACTTAGCGGCTCAGAGTAAATCGCTAGTCGCTTGATGTGGCCGTTCCATTGCTTTCCGCCCGTCGGCTGGTCGCCAATTTGAAGCGTGGTGCTTAAAACAGGCATGACGGCTGCGGTGTCGCTTTGAACTGCGCCTCCGTTGCCGCACGATTTAACGCTGTCGGTATCAACGCTAACGGCGACCCTAGTAACAGATGCCTCCTCGTTCAAATCGGCTTGCCGAACTCCTGAGTCATTAACCCAGAATTTATAGGCAGTAGAGGCCGAAGCGGCAGAGCTAAGGCGGAAAAATGTCAGATAGCTCGATGAGTCCCCCATACTAAATAGCCTCGGGTAATCACCTCGGCCACCCTCACCCTCTGCGACAATCGACACAGGTCCACCCGTGTAACCAATGTCAGCGGTGGCAACAGATAACGACTCACTTGCGCGAGTTGCGGTGCTGCCCTCGACTTTGATGTAACTGCTCGCCGCTCCCGTTTCCAGCTGCGCTCCCCATAGTAGGGCTCCTGAGTAGTCGTCACCGTCGAATGAGTCAGAGCCTCCACTGACTAATTTAAACAACACATTAGTGCTGGCCGAGGCAGCGGCATCTCCAGTAATTGAGCAGCGATACCACCCGTTTCCGCACCGTTCAATTGCAGCTGACCCACTGCTCACTGATGTGGAGCCATCTCCCGTCAGCGTAAACTGAACTGATGCATCCCACGTTGCTGTGTTACCAGCTTGAAGTGTGAGCTGAGTCAGTCCGGCAGCTTTTGCGTAAACACTCAGCGTGTATGTCGTGCCGCTTGTGAACGAAAACACTTTGGCAGCGTAGTGGGTTTCGCTTGCACCAGTGGCGTTCGCCGTTATGAGGTCCGCTGTCAGGTCGCCGGCTGGAGAGACCGCAGCATTTGGCTGGACAGTCGTGCGGCCTTTGGACCAATACGCATTGTCAAACTCCTCACTCCGGTTGAGGAGGTTCGTGGCAGACCCCTCAATGAGAATGCCCATAGATTGCCCATCTGTTGATGGGTCGTATTCAAAGCGAGGTTGCCCAGCAGTGGCCACTGATTTAAGTGACGGGGCATACTGCCTGTGGATGGAGGTTGTGGTGGCGTTGTAGTCAGTCGCACCCGTAGTGCTTAGGCTGGCGAATGCAACGTCGATTGAGCTGGAGCCGTCTCCAGTGTAAGAAACCAAACCAAAATCGTTCGCCACTGGAGCAGCTACATCGCTGAACCCTATACTGACGTATGTAGGCCCAGAACCCGTTGCCTTGAAAACGCACTTGTAGTAGCCATTGCCAGACTCAGTCTGGGTGGCTGACAAATTAGTCAGAGTGCTGGACGACCCGTTGGACGTGTGGGTAGCCCCACCTGACAAATCGAAAGTGGCTAATCCAGCTGACTGTGAATTGGCTGGGGTGTATAATGCTAAATTTAAGTATCGGGTTCCTGATTTTCGCTTGGCATACACCACGAAAGCCAGTTCGCCTGAAGCTGACATTGACTGGTCAACTCTGTGATAGCTTGTTGCTGTATTTTCCAGCAGCGTAAACCCGTCAGTTCCTCCAGATGGGTCAGTCTGACCGCCAGTTATTGACGTTAAACCCTGATTGGTCCAACTGGTGTTTAAGTCGCTCGACTGGAGAAGTAGGTTTTCACTGCTTAGGTGTTTCTCATTACTCCAGTAATGCACCGCCGATGGCGCAGCATAGGTTGGTGGAGTGTCGGCACGACTGAATGTAGCCCGTGGGTCAATGCGGCCACCGTTGGCAAAGTCAGCTTGGAAGACTGGCCTAGTGGCTGGGAAGTTGTCTGAATATGCCATTGGTGACCTCTCCGTTATTCAGTTGGAGTTTCGGTAGCGTCTGATTCTGGCTCAGTTGCCACCTCAGCAGCATCAGCGGCTTTCTTCGCAGCCCAGTCAGCTTTGACTGCATCAGTGAAAACTGCATTGCAGATGGCTTGGACGTTAGGCTCGGCCTGACTCCAGTCAGAGTCCGGCTGCATCACGCAACGTTCAAACGAGGCGGCGAGTTCGTTGCCGTCTTCGACAACACTAATGCGCTTACGGCATTGAACGGCGTATGGAGGGACAAATTCGATTTTGTCGCAGTATGTTTTCTTCTCAATCATAGTATTATTGGTTGTGGTCCATCCCAGTCTCCGACTGGGGTAAATTGCTTAGTCGTGTCGGTAGGTAACAGTTGCGAAGCTATTCACGCCAAAACTGGTAGCAGTCAGCCACAGTCTGTTCACGTTTGCGGCATAGCAGTTGCCTCGGTCGACGACTGAGGTGTCACTCACGGAGCCCTGTCCGGGGTATCCATTGGTTGCAAAAGGCAAGCCCTCAAGCCAGCCGCTTGTTGCGCTGGTTTTGGATGGGCTTCCACCAAACGTGACCCAGCAAGTTACGAGGTTCCCGACTTTCACATATTTACCCCCCATCGAAGTAGGAGTAACCGTCCAAGTCCCGCCAGCAGTTACGGTGAAGTCGCCAAATTCATAGTCGTCCAATAACCCACCGTTTGTGGCTACAGCTCCTGAACCCGTGGTCGTAGACCCGAAATCAATGCCTACTCCTGAGCCAGCAACTAGGTTGCCCGTGGAGTTAATGGTCCAGTGGGTGACTCCATTTGTGGCGAATACCATAGCGTTCGCCGTATGGTCATACTGAATTTGGCCAGCGAAGCTGCTTGCTCCGGTTCCGTCCGCGAAGAAAATGTTGCCGGTTTTGTTGGTGGCACTTAAAACGGTTAGACCTCGATGGTCTGCCCCATCACCGACAACCAATTGGTTGCTCCAAGCAAACATGTCTGATGGCGAGGATGTCCCGATGCCGACCCTCTGGTCCGAATCGATGGTGATAGCAGTCGTGTTTACGGTTCCAATCTGGAGCTGGTCTGCGCTGTGGTTGTAGACGATTTTCCCAGCAGCACGTTGAGACGAGCTGGTTGTGCCGTCAGCAAAAAACAAGCTACCCGTGCTGCTACTGCCGCTGGCAATCGTCATTCCAGAGGAGCCATCCTCGTCCCCGACAATCAGCTTGTCAGCAACTGCTGAGTATCCAGACCCGACATTACCAACCGAGACATTGTCAGCCTCGACAGTACCAACTGATATGCCCTCACTTGATTGATAGGCCATATCGCCCAGCATGCCGTTCAGCGGAACCTCGTTGGGTGCAGTGCCAACGTCTGGGACTTCGAGGTTGCCTTTAGCGTCATCGAGTGTAGTTGCTCCAGTTCCACCCTCGGTGATTTCTTTAGTCCCATCGACCACCCGGACATAGGCGCTACCATCATAGACAGCTTGGTCGCCGACTGAGTAAACGCCAAACGCAGTTTGGATCACGTAAAAGTCACCTTGAGTCGTGGAGGTAAGATCCCCAGCACTGTTGGCCACACCAACAAAGTTCATGCCCTGAGCCAGTGAGTCTGGGATCTGGGAGGCGCTCAGTTTGTTGTCGGAATCTAGCGTTGCGATGCCGTATGTGGCAACGTCCGCTGCAAAGTCCGTGGAGATCTCGCTCTTTAACTCCGAGTAGGAGAGGCGGCGAGTACCAGCTGTCGAGCTGTCGATGATGAACTCATCTGTATCAGCTGCTGTGTTCGTATTGGGTAGATCTTTTACTCGGATGTTAGCCATGATCAGTCTTTCTGGATAATAAGGTTTGCTCCGTCACTGATTGTGTGACCAGTGCTCGAAACAATGAAAACGGTAGGCGAGACAGCAATGCGACTGGGCGTTGTCATCATCGCAAACAAGGTCATTAGTCTGGCGATCATTCGTGGTACAAGAATGCGTTGCCACTATCGATGGTCACTGACTTGGCATCGATCCTCGGACAGAACCCAGCCGGGATAGTAAGTCCACCACCCGGGAAGTCTTCCAATGCGCCATCATAGCTACTGATAACGACATCGCTGATGGCATAAATGTAATTCCACTTGCCCGTGTATGTGCCAGCGGTGGTAACGACCCGACCTTTTCCTTGAATAAAATCTCTCATAGATCCCAGACCTTTTTGACTTTGGTTTTTGAAAATCGACTGTTCCAACCCTTGTGCTCTGCGCGGTAGTAACCTCGCCGCATCTGCTCCCTCTGATCTGGGAGACTTGCTCCGGTGTGCATCCGAAAGCCCTCGGGCTCTGTGATGCGTTTCCATGTGACGCCCTCATTGACGAACTCTTGAGTGCCCATGGGCTTGTTCGCCTCGATGCGTTCCCCGGCTATGTTTTCAAACGTGTAGGTTGGCATTTAAGGTGGGGGAGGTTGCCCTCCCCCATTGTGTGATATTTACAGCTGCGCTCCTTTGAGCATCGCCAGCATTCCCTCGCGGTCGCTTGGACCCTCGGGTGCTTCCTCACCAGCTCCGAGATCAACACCGTTTGCCGTTTTGGCGTACAGTGTGACGCCTCCCTCGCCAGCTTCCTCAACAGTGCCCTCAATGGTGACGGTCACAGTGTCGCCAGCTTGTGGCATCACTTGTTCCTCACCGTCCATGATGGCTACCGCCTCAGTGGGTATCGTTATCTCGAATGGCATGATGATTATGCTCCGTAGCCGGTCTTGGAGTAGACGCGAGCGATGTGCTTAGGCTGGATGTTCTTGGCTGCGAAGAATGATTTGAAACCAACAAGGATGCGCTGGTTCAAAGGATCATTCTTGTCAGCTCCGGTCACAATGTAGACCGATGGGCTGTATGGGCTCTGGCTTCCGAGAGAGGGAACACCGTAAGCCTGAGCACCAACAACAACAGAGCCGTAAGCCTTGTCAGTTGCAGTCGAGTCGTAGGTGAACTGAGAACCAGCAGCATCAGCAATCCAAGGCTCAGTGGTTTCCACGAAACGGACACCGTGCATACGACCGATCTCACCGCGCAGACGAGCTTGTGGCTCAGCGTAGTGGTGCGCTTCTTGCCACTCGGAGTCAGACAGCAAGTCACGAGCCTGTTGGGGACCAACGATAGCAACGAACCCACCATCAATAGGAGTGGCAGCTTGAATCTTCAATGCCGTGGCGGCATCCAGCCAGTCGCTGGCATCAGCAGCGGTGATGGAAGCCCCGTAAGAAGTGGGTGAGCCGGAGTAGATGTTGTTTTCGGTTGGAATGCCGCCGTCATTGCTGAACAGCTCAGCGCGGATAACGCTGTCGAGCTTCAGAGCACTGTCACGACCAATGCGAAGAGTGGCTTGCTCGATGTTGTTGAACAATGCAGTTGCGTCAGCCAGATCAGAGATAGAGAGAATCTGACCGTATTGATTGAGAGGAGCCTCAACGTATTCGAGCTGTAGAGCCTTGGTGGTTGGCGTGGTTCCCTCGGTAAGAGAATCAACGTGACCAGCGTCTCCGGCTTCGTATCTGAAAAAGCGCATCGTCCGACCTCCAGCGCGCTCGGGCAAAGGAGCCTTCATTGCGAACTGGTCCAAAACGACAGTCTTTTCAATCGTGGCCAAAAGCTCGCGACTGAAGTATGTCTGCATTGCGTGTGAAATGTCGCCACCGGAGGCTCCGCCTCCGCCGCCATTTGTGGTGCTAATAGTAGAATCTGCCATAGTATTTCCTTACCTTGTGGCTGAGCGAGTCATGCGAAGAATCGCTTCACGCTGCTCCTCGCGGCTCATGTCGCCAAACCCTTTCGGGGCTGATCGACGAGGAACATCGCTCGTGCCTAAATTTAGTTTTCGTTTGTAGTTATCGAGCTCCTCGCGGAGCTTCTTGTTCTCGTTTGAAACTGTCTCGAGCCGCTTTGAGTTGACGTAGTATTCGGCAACCTCAACTGCATCCCGAAACCCAGACGAGTAAGTGGATAGGGCTGGCTTGTTCTTGAGCAAAAACTCGGTGGCCTTGTAGAGCTCACTCTCCGGATTGTTCAAGTCAGGCTTGTCCTTGACCAACTCACTCACGGAGTCCGACCATTCTTTTTTGAATCGATTGACCTCAACAGTCTTCTGGGCGTTCTCGCGTTTAGACCTAGCTTCCTTAGCCATTCGCATGGCTTCCTCTGCTAGTTCCGGTTCTCCCGAGTCGCGAAATCTTTCTGCCACCGCTTCGTAGACATCCGGTGATGCCTCGTCCCCTTTATTGGCGATCTCGTCGGCTAGTTTGTTCCGGTCTGATTCGAGCTGGATGCGCGAGGATTCGAGCTCCTCCTTAGCCACTCTGAGAGACTCACGTTCTTCTTGAAGTTTTTGCCATGTTTTCTTCTGGCGTTCTTCAGCTTTACGGAGTTTCTCGTATCTCGATTCAGTCTTCTCGTCAGACGTTTCTGACTGTTCAGAGTCAGTTGATTCAGCCGGTTTGGCTTCCTCCACTTGAGCCTCTTCATTTACAGCGATTGGCTCTTCCGCTGAGGGTGACTCTTGCTCTGGAGTGGCAGTGGGCGTTTCTGCCGGGGTTTCGCCCGAGATGAGACGCAGCATTGCGTCTCGGTCCATGGCTTCTGTCATATGTCTTCGCTATCATCGGAGTCCACGAGCAGTCCGTTCGAGACCAGCGTATCCAGAGCGGCAATGCCGTCCCTGAAGCCCATGGCGTATCCAACATTGTATTGAGCCTTGTCGGCTCCTCGGTCAATAGACGCAAAGCTTTGCTGAACTATCCACCGAAAAATTGTCATTTTAATTTTCTGCCCCAGTGGGCTGCTGAGGAAGCTGCTGAGGGCTTGGGCTTCCTCCTTGGTCCACTCCGGGGATTGGAGCCCCGGGTCCAGCTTGCTGAGGCGGTATGCCGCCTTGATCAGTTTGAGTAATCGCATCGGAAATTTCTTGAATCTCTATCGCCAGCTCGCGAGCAGCCTTGCCGTCTTGTTGCTGGAACTGCTCCATGTGCGCTCCAATGTGTTCTTGGATACGCTGGAGCTCGATAGGATCTGTCGGGGCATTCTGGGCACGCTTGAGTGCTAAGTAATCAAGCATGGTCCGAACGTGGGTGGCATGGTCATCACCGGGCTTCACCACAGCTGGGAAGCCGATCTTCATGACACTCAGCTCGACAGCTTGATCCTCTGCTTGGTCTGCTGCTTCAATCCCGGGATCAGTGAGCAAACGCTTAACGAGCCCAGAGTCATCAGCCTCGAGGACTGATCGCCTTAGCTCGACTTGATCGATGTTTGGATCGTTCACAAACATCTGGAAGCGAGCCACCGCCTTTTGGAAGTGAAACTGTTTGTTCACACCATCAGCCGATCCGCTAGGCACGATGTCGTAGTCCTCATGCAGCGCCTCTTGAGGAATCTTCTGCAACGTGTCGAGGTAATAAAAATTGAGGCTCGAGCGGTCGAACTGCGTCAGTAGCGACCAGCACTGCCTGTAGAGATCTCCCAAAAACAAGCGGAACGTCCGCATACGTAGATCAGCTGATTGACTGAACAGATTCCCGATTGCGCTAATTTCTGTAGCAGTCCTACGCTGGTTCTGATCGAGAGTCTGAGAGATCCCGAAGTCCGGAGTGCTTACCCGTTGTTGGGCGAGTTCCCGATAGAGAATCATGTGCTGATCAAACGAGATCGGCGGCTGAGGCATCGGGATTGGTTGTATGTCCTCCGGTAAAATTTGCCCGGGCTGAAAACGCAAGTTGGCTGTGTTAGGCAGCGCACGAGTCGAGCGAAACAAAGGCCTGTTGTAGAGCGACATCGTGTCATTCTTCTCGTTGAGAAGCTTGCTCAACGCTGATTCAAATACAGCAACGAGCTCAGTCACTCCCCGAGGGCTATACCATCCGGCATCCTTGTGCTCATACTGACAGCTCACAAACGGCGGCTTGCCGTGGCTGTAGGGCACTTCCATCGGTGGCCGGACTTCAAAGTTCAAGTCATGTGGACAATAGGTGTATATCGTCCATGTCTTGTCGTCGTTCTGGACGTATGTTTCCCAGATGACAATGGTGTCCTTGTCCGTATCAATGACACCCTCACGCTGCTTGGCTATCTGATGGCGATTGTGATCGCCTCGCTCTTTGGCGTTGCCTCCAGTCACGCGCTCAATGAAATCTTCATCCTGAGCGAACACTGACTTACGGCGATAACTGTCCGGCGAGTAGTGCTGAATGTGTGTGATGCGGTCAGCGGTCTCGATGTCCTTGCAGTAGCTTGGAACGACGAGATGCATCGGGTCCACGTTCTCGAAGCTCAGCTTCTGATCATCGAGGTTGTAGGTCACCTTGAGGATGCCACGCCCGGTCACGAGCATCGTGTCAATCGTCGAGATGATCTCCGTCTGTAGA